TTACTACATTTACCAATGTTATCTCAGGAGATGATGATGGAGGAGCTACAATTACATTTAAGTCTTCAGTAGTTATAGTATCAACACCCATTACTGGATAAGTATATGCTCTATCTATATTTATTTTTCTTGGAGGATTTAAATTGTCCGTCCAAAATAATAAATTATCAACAATGTTTATTCCGTTTATTAAATAGGATTGGTCAAAGTTAAGTACTGACGTAGATATAACGTGATACTGCAAACCATTAGTATTGGTACAGTACGATACAATCATATCAACGGTAGGTGATGTTATAAACCAGTAAATGGTTTCTTTAGAACCATCTTCGATAGCGCCAATACACACAGCGCCTGAAACAGATGCTCCGTTATATTTTAATTCAGTAAGTCTTAAGTTACCTTTGGCATTCTCAATAGCACCTATACTATTATTTTCTGTAGAGCCGTTTCTGATATTTAACGCATCGATATATTGACCTTGAGGGATTACTCGCTCATCAAAGTCTTTATTCATTTTACCAGCAATAAAGTTAACTTCTAAGTTCGCCATATTTATTTAATCCATTTATCCTTGCCTCTCATATTCATCAATAATCTTCCAGGGTGCATATTACTCAATCTAATCTTTGCGTTCCTTAGAAGGGCTGATTTGTCTTTCTTGGCTCTGTTAACTATATATTCTTGAACTCCTGTTTTAGAATTAAGTATAGCGTATTTAATATAAGCGTAAATATAATCTTCTGCTAGTTTATTAAGGCTAACTTTTGAATCATCTCCATCTTCCATTCCGTCAGAAATGTACTCAAGAATACATAACTCTCCAGCCATTCCTGAACCAAAATTAATTACACCTGACTTTTTATCTATTCTATATGTAGGATTTATATTTGCTGTCTCTGTATTAAGGCCAAACATAGCACCGATAGGGTAATCGAAATACCAATTACCGTCAGAACTAAATCCTTCCCTACCATTAAAACTACCATCACCAATATACATTGTTCTTTGTTGGTTGGTAATTCTATCGTAATCTAAGATAGACGTACCTTCAAGTACGTTTCCGTCTTGGTCAAACAATACTCGGCAGTTATTATCTTGCAAGTAACTATTACTATAGTTGGTTTGAATATTCTCAGTAAGCGGTCTTAATACACCATTCTTATATAGTGATATTCTAACGTAATTTACATAGTTATTTGGTAGTATGAATTTAAGGTCATCACAGATGCTAATCTCTAGCACTTTGATTTCCTTTAACGCATCGTAGTTTAATTCTTGAATACCTCTTTTAGCGTGAAACAATACATTATATCTAGTAGCGTTATTGATTAACTTATCGTTACCAACATACATTAACATAAAATTATTCACTATATCTCCAAGAGAAACGTACTGATACGAACCCCAATTTTCATTCTCTGGATTATTACCAGAGTTTTCATAGTATTGATACCCAGTTAAATAAGCCATTTATTATCCTTGTGTTTGTTTTTCTTTTGCTTCTTCGCCATTTGCGAATGTATATAAATCGCCTTCTCTAATAGAGACTCCAGCGTATTGTAGTATTTTAGCTACTAATGACGGCTCGTCTGATAGAGGGAGTTCAAAGTCTTGATAGTCAGTTGCTGATTGGTCAAACAAAGGTTCTCCTTGAACTAATTCAAAGTAAGTCCATTTAGGGTCTCTAGGAACCCTAATATATTGAGTGCTTATGTTTGATATAATAGTAGTTGGATATACATTAAGATTATTACCATTAATAACATAGCAAGGATATAATGTAGATGGAGCCGTTAGGTTCGAAGACAATAAGTTTAAAACCTTATCTTGAGAAACTCTATCTACTTCCTTTGATGAGTTATATCTTACCGTATTTAGATAATAATAATCAATTGGTAACGCAAATGAATCCGTACCGTATGTCAATGTAGCCGTAGACGACAAAGAATCTATTACTTCTTCTATGTTTTTTACAATATCGGCATATCCACTTCCAGATACTCTAGCATTTTGCTTTGCTATCCATGTATTGTATTGATAAAAGTAATCCTCAAATATATCTAATTGAGCTTGTTTTGCATATAAGTTAAAATCTTCAGGTGTAATATACCCAAAGTTATTCTTATTAGCTACTGACATTACAGTACTTTTTACCGAATTTATCATTCTTAAAACTTTTTACAAAGATAATAAAAAAAAGGGTAGCAATTAGCTACCCTTATTTACCTTAAGAGATTTTACTCTCTAGTAGTCTAAGTACTTCTAATCCTTCGTCAGTTTGAAGGTATGAAGCTAATATATAAATATTGTTTTCCCCAAAAGGTACTGTCAATAATTTCTTCTTGTTTTGTGGTAGGTTGAAATAAATATCTCTTCCTTTATTTTTCAATGTTAATAATCCAAAGTCAAAGAATTTAGCACAAGTGTTTTGCAATTGCAACATTGGGTCATTAAGCATTTCTAAGAATTGAACAGGATAGTTTTTAGAATATACTAAAACATCACGCTTTAATTCTGCTGTTGACATTTTGTCAATCTTAGAACCAAGTAATACTCTGGCTACAGACTCTAACATCTCTATGTTTAATTCTCTTGCTGAAATCTGAGCATCTAATTCGTAGTTTAATCTATCGATATCTGATGTTGCATCTTTTTCAGTATTGATTTCTTCGAATACCATACCATTACCTGGGTGTAATTCTAAGAACTTTTGTAAAACTGGATTTGTTTTAGGAACTTTTAATGCACCGTCTACAAACACAATTGGCTCCAAAATAGCATTTCCATCTTGCTCATCCTCGAACGGGCTTTTCTGGTTTACTGCATATCTTAATGCTCTGTTTGATACTCCGTCAAAATGTAGTAATGATGACCTGTGAGTGTTTCTTGATGAAAGCATATAAGTCAATGGTTTGCTTTTCTTTTTTAGGACATAAATTTTGTCCACTGCTACTGTAGTTGTTTTCATTTGATAAGATTTAATTTATTTAAAAAAAAATAACAGGGGATGTTACTCCCCTGTTAGGTATTAATTATGCTGTTACTCCTTCGAACAATACGAAGTTGTTAGCACCTAGAGTACATAAAGCTCTTTCTGATAAGAAGTGTACCTCCATAGCATCTAAGTCAGATGTTTGAGCACCACCAGCAGAACCAGTAATCCAAGTTTTGTAACGTCTATCCTCTGTTTCAGAAGCTCTATAACGTACGTGTAAGAATGGACGTTTAGCGTTTTTACCAAGAACTTGGTCATAAACTGAAGTAGAACCAGCAGGTACTAAAACTCCATTTACTGTTCCACCAACAATTCCACCTCTTAAAGCAGCATCGTTCAAGTATTTCCAATCTGTTTTGTAGAAGTCATAACCTCTTGTAAATCCAGAGAAACCTAAGTTTAATGCCATCTCTTTGTCATTGTCGAACAATCCGTAAGAAGTTCCACCTGCACCGTAAGAGTTTTGAGCAGCTAACATATCATCGATATCGAAAGAGAACTGACGATTAACGAACAATACGTTTTCTTGAATAGCCCCTTGCTTGTCAAGTCTTTGAATGATAGCATCAAAGTCAGCTAATGAAGTTGGATTACCACCACCCCATACATTACCTCTTTGAGATACAGTATAGAATAAACCTTCAGAACCTTTGTTTCCGTAAACAGCATTTGCAGCAGCTCCAGAACCAGCCTCAGCAGGTACAGCTTCAATCATAGCCATCTCTAAATAATCTTCGAATCTCAAACGAGTTTCGTGCTCAGATTTAATGTACCATAAGAAACCAGTTGCTCCATTTTCAGTAGTAACTTCTACCCATCCGATTTGAGCCATGTCAGAACCAGAAACAGCATATTTATCTTTAATAATAATTGGGCTGTTTTCGAAGATATCGTCATCAGCTTCTAAAGATTCAGCCATTCCAACTGTTCCTTTTTTGAATTCAGAACCATACACAAAACAAGTAAATGTTTTTTCAGCTCCAGCAACTCCAATACCAGCACCTTCGTAGAAAGCAACAGTGAAATCACTATTAGCATAATCAACGTCAGTAATGATTGCTTTGTTAGAAATGTTAGAAGCAGCAGTATTATCAGAGATAAATACAGTTT